TTTTTCACAGCCTCAAACTTTCTTTGATAGTCACTCTTACCTATCGTCTGCAATTCATCAAGCGAGACATTCAAAAGATTGGCATCAATTCGTTCTGCAATCTTTTCTTCTGCCATTTCCATCGTGATATACAATACATTATGTCCCTGAGACAGGCAACCTGCTGCAACATGGCACATGAACAAAGATTTACCAACACCAGTACCAGCCAAGGCGATGTTCAATGTTTTAAGAGGCAGACCACCCTTGGTAATCTTGTTGAAGATATCTAGGTCGAATTTGATACGAGATTCTACTCGATGATAAAAATCATATCGTTCATCCGAATCTTGTATGTAATCGTGACCAACATGGCTATCAAAAGATACACCAAGGGCGTCTGCGAGAAGTTTTGGAATCTCACCTTTGGTTTTCTTGGTGTTTTTATCATCAAGAATACCAACAGATTCCATGATTGCATTATAGATTGCTTTGTCTTGGCAAAACTTTTCTGTCTGCTCTGTGAGCCATTTCATCTCAACCTTTTCATCTTTGTTCTGATGAATGTTGTTGAGTAGTTCTACTGCCGATTGAAGTTGTTGTTCAGTTAGGTTCTTACTGTCGGTAAGATTGATAACTAGGGCTTCATGTGTCGGAAGATTCTTATACTTATTAGTAAACTCAAAAATTTCTTTGAAGATTATTTTCTCAGTTTGATCCGAGAAATAACTGTCTCTAATAAAGGGTATTACTTTGCGGGTATACTCCTCATTATGAATTAAATTCTTGAGAATTGTCTGTTCGATTCTGTTCATCTTTCGCCTTAGCTAACATAATTTCTGTGAGTAAATCACCCATGATTGTAGCAAATTCTTTATCAATTTGCAATGCTTCTATATCATGTTCACCTGGATGAAGTATAGTAAAACCAAACTGCAATACAGCAAGAGCGCCTTCTTCGACAACTCTTGCCTTATTGTAGTGGTAAACTACATCTTTATATTTACCTTTTGTGATTTGTATTCCAGTTATGGTGTCGGTTTCACCATCATAATTTTCACGCTCAAGGTTTATAAAGATGTAATCTCTACCTTCTTTAAGCTTCATCTTCCACCATTTCAAGTTCTGTATCAGGTCCCATAATGTTGCCATAAGCGATTTCATATTTTTTCCTTACATATTCTTTGAAGTCTTCATCAGATAGAATATCATTCCAAAATTCTTCGGTTTCAGTATCATTCAGACGATGTTTCTCACCGATTTCGCCTGTGCTTCTATCTACCTTTGCATACCAACCATTGCTTGGTTTCGAAACGTGTCCGGACTCCAATGCAATGTCAAGTAGACCAGACCACTTACTGATACCACCATCAAAAGATACGCTAACAGGTATTTTAGATTTTTCTTTAACATAACGACTCTTTTCTACATTGATAATAAAATTGTAACCAACAATCTCGGTGCCTTCTTTCTCTTGCTGTCGACCAATGATGAAGATGTTATCAGCAGAGTAGTAAGAACCTGTACCACCACCAACGATATCTTTAGGGAACATACCAATCTCCTTGTAGGTATGATTCACTACGACCATTGGAATATCTTTCAGATTCAAGTGAGGTGTTACCATACGGAACAAACTCTTGACCTGTTTTGCACGGCTCATATCTGCAACAGATTTACCTTCAAGTGCATCTTCAACTTCTTTCTTCGATGCAAGGTTACCAATAGAATCGAGAACGATAATCAGTTTATCACCGCGTTCTACCTCTTGTAGCTGCTGCATGATATCAAACTTCAACTGTTCAATGTCAGTCAGAGGTGTATGCAACACCCGATCCATATCAATCTGGAATGTTTCAAAGTATTTGATTGGTGTACCAAACTCCGAATCATAGAACAACAGAACTGCATCAGGGTACTTATCAAGATATGATTTTGCCATAAGCAGGCTGAATGCAGTCTTAAAATGCTTACTTGGTCCTGCCCACATTGTAAGACCAGGTGTCAGACCACCATCTAGGTTGCCTGATAGTGCAACATTAACCATTGGTACCTCTGTTGGTACCATGTCTTTGTCGTTGAAGAACTTAGATTTGGCTAGAATAGCCGATTCTTTAATTGTAGTATTTTTCTTTAGTTTGTCCAATAAACTCATAATAATCTCCTAATGTTTATATTTTCCATGCGGTACATCAAATACGAATGTAATTCTAGTTACTTCACCCATATTAACGGTGCCATGAGGTAACTTATTGTTGAACCACAACAGAGTACCTGGTTCAACAATGACTGATTCATCACCCACGGTATATTTGTATGTACCTTGTATTGATAAATGGTATCTATCTTTTGTTTGATAATAGGTACCAATATCTATATGCGTACCAACTATATCACCCACAGGCAGAGAAAGAAAACCGCATCGTTTGAAATCTTTGAAGTGTCGTTTCATAAAGCCAATAATCTCGGTGTGTCTATAGTATGCTGGTGTTGGCACACAAATTTCCGTATCACCAACATACTCATCTGGTCTTGTGATGCCACCCATGACCAACTGTAAGACGCCAGCACGGACAATCGTATCACCACCAACTTGATCGGTGTTTTCCATTGTCTTCTGAATACCCCAATCTTCGGGGTATTGTTCTAGCTGTCTCACAATCTTAGAGACATTGATACCTGTCCGAATTATCTTTATATTATCCAAAGAAATCATCCAAAGAATTTCGTTTCTCTGTCTGCCAACCGATGCAATCTAAAATGATCTTCATCGGTTCCATAAAGCACTTGTCAAACTGCATATCATAATCAATATACTTCTCCATACCAAATTCTTTTGGCAACCTAACAGGAAAAGATAAGACACTATCTTTCATCGGATTTGGTTGCTTGAGATAGGTAAACTTTAGCTTCTCACCATCTTTAATTATCTCATACTTCTTGGTCAGATTAAGTTTCTTGAGCATATCATTATATAGAATTGCACCTTTGACATGGATCGGAGTGCCCTTCTTATACAAGGTAACTGGATCAGAATACTCTTTCACACCATTTACACCACGCGGAAAACAAATTTCTTCCACGGGCCATGATTTGAATTCTTCTTTAAACTTGGCAATAAACTCTTGCACAGTCTGTTCATCCGCTTTCATAATCAAATTGACCAACTCATACATTTTATCACGAACCATAGCCGGCGTTGATGATTTAACCATCTCAAGACCCATAACTTTAACATCTGGTTCTTTATACTGTACGCCTTCATTGTTATAAACATTCAATGCATATCTTTTCTTCGCAGTCCAAAAGCCTTTGTTCGAAAGACCCTCTCGCTTCATCTGCATTTTTTGTTCATAGGCGTGAGTATAGTCAGCAAGTTCCTTATAACTCTTGTCAATAAACGGTTGAATTTTATCTTCACAGATTTTGTCCATGATGGAGATAACTTTTTCAATCGAGAAGTTCGGTTGAATGATAGTATCCACCAATGGACCAAGATTGAGATAAATCGAATCTGTATCCGAAGCAATAACATAATCTATACCTTCTGTCTTTAATACCTTGTTCATGTATTCGTTGATTTTGTTTTCAATCCACCGAATAGATAACTGACCAGCAGTAGTAACACCAAGAGCCATACGCAAGTCATAGAAACGGAAGTATTGAGAACCAAGGGCACCATAAGCAGAGTTAAGAGAAACCTTTTTTGCAAGTTGTAGATTATCATATCGTGCAACAAGTTTAGCAATCTCTTTCTTCTTCTTAGGGTCAGTTTCGTTTTCGAATTCTTGTTTCGATTTAAGCATCAGCTTCTTAAACTTCTTACGATCTTCATACATTTCATCCAACATATTAGGCAGAAAGCCTCTCTTGTCGGTACGAAAGAATTGTCCATTTGGTGTTAGTGTAACACCAGACAGTTTAGAAGTATCAATCTTCTTCAACAACATTTTATCTACAGACACACTTTGCGTAAGAACATTACGCATCTCATCGGTGTAATCTTCTGGTTCAACCAAACATTCGGGTGAAATATTATACTGCATCATCAGGTGTGGATACAGACTGTTCAAGTCAAACGATGCAACCCAGTTATGCAAGCCAATCTGTGGCTCTTTAACATATGCGCCTTCAAATGCTTCAGTTTTGTTCTGCACTCTACGAGGAGGAACAATAATCTTTTTCTCTAGCAGGTGTGCATATGTCAAAGCATCCCACATCCTAGTCTGTGCAAATACATCTTCATAGTTACACTTGGTATCATATGCAAGAGTCAAAGCCAACTCAAGCAACTTCAACTTGTCTTCTAGTTTAAGAATCAGGTCTACGTCTTTGATGTTGTAGTCAATAAACTTTTGATAGTCAAGGCGATATAACTGGTGAAGGTTATCATATTCATCATATGATAATTTGCTTTCACCTAGTTCAGAGTTTGCAATCGTATCAAGTCGGTAGTTATCTTGTCTCTTACCATCAGGAGCATACCATTTATACAATTCGATGTAGTCTAGAGCAGATAGACCAGTGATATGATATGCAATCATCTCACGACCTTTATAATTTACTTTTCGCTCCCATATATTACCCCACGGAGATAACCTTTTTGCTTCATCTTCACCAAGAATTTTGCGAAAACGATTGACGAGATATGGAATATCAAAGAAGTCTATGTTCCAGCCAGTGATAACATCAGGTGTATTTTCTTCCCATATATTCAGGAAAGATTTACATAGTGACCATTCATCTTTACATTTGTAATAGGTTATATTCTCAGGATCATCATTCTGATAATCACCACAGCCATAGACATTGGTGTGACCATTAAGGTAACGAATACATATTGCGGTGATTGGTTCTGTAGCGACATATGGATCAGGAAATCCATTCTCTGAACCAACCTCAATATCTATTACTGCAATAGAAACATCATTGATATCCCAATCAATCTGACCGCGGTGTTCGTCTGCAATGAAAGCATATTCAAACCTATCTTGACCATAGATTTTAAAGTTCTGAACATCTTTATAGTTATTAAGAAACTCTTTAGCATCTTTGATATCCAAGAATTTCATTTGCTCAAGAGGTTCACCGAACAGAGTCTTCCATTCGGTAGATTTCTTAGTGGGCAAAAACAAAGACGGCGAGTAAGGAACTTTTGCCTTTACTCGCCGACCATTATTCACACCACGAAATAAAATATTGTTGCCTTGTATGGCAACATTCGTGTAGAATTTACTCATTGAAAGTTAGACACCACTTGGATCCCTGAGCCAAACATCTTGTTATATTGGTTCAACACCTCTGTTACAGGCGTTGTGATTGTAAGAACATCTGTAGGTGACAATGGAATACCTGTCTTGAATTGTTCACTAAACTCCAAGAATGGCATGAATGCAATCCCACCAGTTTCATTTGGTCCGCGTGGCGGTACCATAACAACCTGAACAGGCTGTTTCATAACGATAGCACCAGGAAGTGT